AAAAAGTACATTTTGAACTCTTTGCTTTTGGTCAAGATTTGCCATTGCCCAAGCGACGAGCGGGTGAGTTGAGGAATCGTGGCCTGAAGAGCATAGCAGCAGTCGTCCAAGGGAAGAAATATGTGCTTGCGAAATGCCACGATGATGGCACGTGCTCGACGGAAAGCATGATAACTCCCGAAACCACATGGGACAATAAACGTACAAAAATTAGCAAAATCCCTGTATCTTCGAGAATGGATTGGACGGGCGGAGGGATTCGAATCTATCATTAAGTATCGTATGATCATATACTTAAAGATAACACCTACATTAAAGCCCCTAATCAGGCCCCCATCCGCGCATTTGCATGTATCCTGCTCCTATTGAACTCCTAAGAGGCGAACGATGCCAGAAATCCTTGCGACGATGACTGTAAAGGAAGCTGCCGAGTATTTAGCCGAAACAAACAGGACTGATCTGCGGCGATGGGGAGAGACCTTCGGAATCCCGCTTAAAGAATTCCACACGGGCCATATCAGAACTTATCAGATAGACCGTGCCCAGGAAGTAGAAGCGACAATTGTTGATCGGGAAGTTGCCGCCCTCTTGAAGTTGCTGCGTGCGTTAAATTTGTCGGCAGAAATCGAACGCTTCTATAGGCCTCTCGTGGAGGCTACCAAACTGAAGGCCGTGAAGCCAGACGACGGTCGCTGCCTTTATCGAGACCAGTTTATTAAGAAGGATGGCACATTGTCGAAGATCAAGCGACAGTGCAGCCGCCAAGCTCAAACCCTCGATGGCCATTTGATGACGCTCTGCGCCGAGCACCAGAGAGAAGTCGATGAAGTGTTTCGTAGGGTAATGGACAAAGGGCGCCGCTCTGTGTTTGTTCCCGGGCCGAAGGTGGTGCAATGAAGAGTTACGGAGTGTGTGCGCGCACCTGATGTCACCGTATTGGAGCGGCAGGAGCCCTCAGCCTTCTCTTTCCGCTCCTTCCGGCGTCAGTTCAACACAGAGGAAAGACCCCACAACAACTTAGTAATCCGCACTCGGGAATGGCGTCGAGCAAAGAGCAAAACTGAAGCAAGCGGGTTGAATAAATGGCCAAATTCACAGCGACGATAGAGCAGGCAGGGGATGGTAGCTGGACCACGCTTGCTGTAATTGGTGAGCACTCGATCCTGGGCAATGGCAATACGAAAGAGGAAACTATCGAGAGCCTTCGCAAAGGAGTGGTCAGCCTTGTCGAGTACCTCAAAAGCAAAGGGAAGACGCTGCCGGAAGTTGTGGACGTGAGGTAGAGGTGTGACCGGCGCCGAATGACGCCAGCGTGAAAAGTGCTTGAAGTAATATCGGCACAATGCCTAATATCCCTTTCCCTCACGTCCCCTCATATCCTGGCGTCCCCGCTCTCGTGCGTCCCGTGTCTGCCGCAATCGCATCGTCACCCGTGCTCGCTATCGGCATCGGCACGCTCGAGAACATTCTCGGTAGCGCATTGCAGCAGTCTCCGCGATGGGGGATTTTCGATTCATCGGGCAATCAGTTGGGAATTAACACCAGCGCAAGCATCAGTAGGACCAAAGCCATTACGTCAGCACTTGCGGGGCAGATGACGGGCGCGGATGATCCGGTACTCTCTACTGTCGGCTTCGACTTTATGAAAGAGATGAGGCTCAGCGATTTCCCCGTGGAAGGCGGTCACTACGCGAACTACAACAAAGTAGAGATGCCAGCCAATCCGGTCGTTACGCTTGCGCTTGCGGCCACGGAAGGTTATCGGACCAACTTTCTCAACGCGATTGACGCGGCTTGCAAATCGACCGGCCTTTACTCGGTCGTGACTCCTGAAGTTACTTATTTCAATTACAGCGTTGAGCGATACACGTATCAGCGCCGCGCCTATAAAGGAGCAACGCTGCTCATCGTGGATATCTCGCTCAAAGAAATCCGCCAGGTCGAGGCGATATATAAGACTGTCCCAACTCCCATTGTGAATCCACAGAACTCGGCTGCAACCCCCCAAGTGAATAACGGCATGACGCAGCCAACTGCTCCAGACACTTCCACACTCAAATCTTTGACCAACAAGATCCCGGCGCTCGCGGGGGCAAGCTGACGCAGCTTCACGCCGGTCCTTTTTTTGGCAATAATCAAAGATGCCATGTCCAAACAACAATTCCAGACTGAAGTAAGCCAGCTCCTCCAACTGATCGTCCATTCGCTCTACTCCCACCCGGAGATCTTTCTCCGCGAACTGATCTCCAACTCCTCCGATGCGCTCGACAAGCTACGCCACCTTACCCTCGTCGACGACAAATACAAAGCGCTCGTCGGCAACGGCATCGATTCGCCGCGCATCGACCTCGAACTCGATGAAGAGAAGAAGATCCTCACCATCTCCGACACCGGCATCGGCATGAACGAGGAAGACCTCATCGCTCACCTCGGCACCATCGCCCGCTCCGGAACGAAAAACTTCCTCGCCCAGCTCTCCGGCGACGCCCGGAAGGATTCCAACCTCATCGGACAGTTCGGAGTCGGCTTCTACTCCGTCTTCATGGTCGCCGACAAGGTCGAGGTCTTCTCCCGCAAGGCCGGCGAAGACAAGACCTTCAAGTGGACCTCCGACGGCAAGACAGGCTTCGACATCGAAGAGGCCACCGGCAACGACGCCCGCTCCGCCGCCGGCACCACTGTCCTTATCCACTTCAACGAAGAGGGCGCACAATACGCCAACTCCTGGCGCCTGCAGGAGATCGTCAAGAAGTACTCCAACCACATCGCCTTTCCCATCTTCCTCACATACGACAAGAGCGAGTGGAACGCCGAGAAGAAGGAGTCCGAAAAGTCCCGCATCACCGAGCAGGTCAACGCCGCCTCCGCCATGTGGCAGCGCCCGAAGTCCGAACTCAGCGACGATGACTACAAGGAGTTCTACAAGTCCATCACCGGCGACTGGCAAGACCCGCTCTTCTGGTTCCACACCCGCGCCGAAGGCACCCTCGAGTACACCACCCTCTTCTACATCCCGGCCAAGGCCCCCATGGACCTCTACCAGGCCGACTACAAGGGCGGTATCAAGCTCTACGTCAAGCGCGTCTTCATAATGGATGATTCCAAAGAGCTGCTCCCGCAGTATCTTCGCTTCGTCCGCGGCATCATCGACTCAGAAGACCTTCCCCTCAACGTCTCCCGCGAGATTCTGCAGCAGAATAAGGTGCTCACCAACATCAAGACCGCCAGCGTCAAAAAAATTCTCTCCGAGCTGAAGAACATCGCCGCACAAGATAAAGACAAGTACGCGCAGTTCATCGCCGAGTACAACCGCCCCCTCAAAGAGGGCCTCTACGGCGACTTTGCCAACCGCGAAACTCTCCTCGACCTTGTCCGCTTCAAGTCAACGAAGGTCGAAGGCCTCACCTCGCTCGCCGAGGCAAAGGAGCGCATAGAGCCCGAGCAGAAGGCGCTCTATTACATTACCGGCGGCTCCGAGAGCATGCTCCGCAACTCGCCTCTGCTCGAGATCTACAAGAAAAAGGGCATCGAAGTTCTCATCCTCGACGATGACATTGACGAGATCGTCTTCTCCTCAGTGCCCAAGTACGGCGACATCGATCTCAAGGCCGTCAACAAGTCCACCACCGGCGACGACCTCAAGGACGACTCCACCCCCGAGAAGGCCGAAGAGCTCAAGCCCTTGCTCGAGAAGCTCCAGGCGACGCTTGGTGAAGCCGTCAAAGAGGTCCGCGCCTCCTCGCGTCTCGCCGACAGCCCCTCAGTGATCGTCTCGGACGAGGATGAACCCAGCGCCCGCATGCGCCACATGATGCGAGCCATGGGCCAGAAGGAGATACCCGAGCCAATCCCCACCCTCGAGATCAACCCCGACCACGAGATCATCAAGAAGCTGCTCGCCGACTCCAGTAACAGCAAGATAGAAGACGCTGCGTGGCTCCTCTTCGACCAGGCACTGCTGCTCGAAGGGGTACCGTTAAAAGACCCTGCCACCTTCGTTCAGCGCCTGAATCGAGTGCTGAATCAATCTATCTAGATCCAACACAAGGGGCAATTCAAACCGCCTTCAATAAGGAACGCGCTTCACTTTATCGATCTTCGCCAAGGCTCAATTCGGCAGGTTCTAGGCTAGGGCGCCTGCCGCAGTCCAGTTCGCGGCAGAGGATGAACTCCTGCCAGTCGGTGAGGGGTTCGCCAGACCAGAACTGATGATGCCTGGCGGCGCGGCTCTGGGCGTCTTGTTCGTAGTTGTCTGGGCTATGCTGGAAAAGCGCGGGTTCGGCGACACCTTGGCGGGTGTGCATGATGGCCTCCTCTGAAGGCTGTTATGCGGGCTGAACCCGCGTTTAGGTTTACCGCCGTCCGACCCGTTGGCGCGGGGGACGGCGAGCGAGCTGCAGGGCTAGTCCGAGTACACGGTGAACGTGGGGATGGTGACATACTCTTCATCGTCGCTCAATTCGATATAGGCGTCCGTCTGATCGATCATGCCGACAATTAGTGCAGGCTTTTCCTCGCCCAATTCGTTATCGAGGATGGGGGTCACGGGGGCGTCTTGCAGCTCGATCATGTTGATATCTCCTGTTTCTGGTGCTGGCGGTAATTTCTACGTGGATGAGATTGAAGAGGAGAACGGCGGCGGCGATACTCACGCTGGCAAGCATGGCGCCTCAACTGTAGCGGCTTCCCCGGCTGCATCCACTCCCACAATTGTGGTAGAGGGCAGCCCCGCAATTTATGAGGTGTCGGCTCGCTGTTGCCGGTGTTCTTTGGTCCCGCGCGCGGCGGTCAGCACACGTTGGACTTGGACTGCTGACCACTCCCCACCGCGCACTGTGGCGATGTTCCGCTCATTCAAGCCTGCCGCGATCTGTCGGAGGGACTTGGCACCCTCAGCCTGAATGCTCCGAATCTCGGGGAGAAGCTCGGCAGCACGCTTGTCGGCCTTCTCCGTTCTCACCTGTCGCGCTGCGGCTCCGATCTCGGCAAACCGCTCAGCCGATACCCGGCGCCCTCCCAGTCGAGTGCCGCGAGCCTTGGCCGCTGCGAGAGCCGCCTTAGTTCGCTTCGAGATGGCCTCAGCCTCTTGCTCAGCGACGGCGGCGAGGATGTGAACCATGAATCGATTAGCCATGGGCATGTCGACGGCCACAAACTCAACTCCCGACTTCATGAGATTCGAGATGAATGCGACATTGCGGGCCAGGCGGTCGAGCTTGGCGATGACCAAGGTAGCGCGATGCTTGCGGCAGAGCCTTATGGCGTCGGCAAGCCCAGGGCGGTCGATTCGCTTGCCGCTCTCCACCTCTACGACTTCCTGCACCAGCGTCCAGTCTCCACCATTGAGGTAGCCGGTGACGGCGGCGCGTTGCGCTTCGAGGCCCAAACCGCTTGCTCCCTGCCGTGCCGTCGAAACCCTCAGATAGCTTATAAATCTTCCATTCGCCATTGCTGTTACCTTCTCTCAACGACCGTAGATAGAATGTAACAAGAGGAGCAGGGAAATACAAGTCTTATTTGAGGGGTGGAAATCGTCGCAGTATTCAGTACTGGGGACCGGTGCGACACGGGAAGCCGCGCTACGATGTAGGATCTTCGCAAGCGGCGGCAGGGCTCTCTAGATTCCAGCACCGGCGGCGACTATGGCGGTCAGTTGCTCATCGCTCAGATCGGCCGGCCTGAGTCCCAGCAGCGGCACAGGGCCGCCTCCAGGGCCGCTCACCTCAGTCCTATCCTTGAATATCCCCAGATAGCGTCCTAATGCCATCCGAGCTGCGTTCTGGTCGCTCATGATCACCTTCACACCATCCTTGGTTTGCTGAGCCCCAGCATAGAGCTTAGCGGCCTTGCCTGAGAGCTTTCTTGTATCGGTCACGACGACACACTCAACGCCACGCCCGAAGCATTCAGGGCAGTCCGGGTGAGGCTCACGGTTGGCGTTATAGCCGATGCCACCGGCAAGCTCCGGGGCAGGCTCACCGGCACCCTGTGTCTCGATCATCGCCGCACTGTATTCCCCCGCGGTCCATTGGCGGCGATGATCGATTCCCCAGCAGTGGCGGCAGCAGTCACGGTGTACGCTCACAAGCTCGCGAGGATCGGCTGTAGCCACATCCAGCAGTTCGCGCACCAGCAGCGCCACGTCTACCTCAGCAACGGCGTCCATCTGAGAGATACGCCGATCAATGGTGGCTCTCACATTAGCTTTTGATAACAGCCGTGACGCTTGCTCACAGGCCGTTGCCTCGCTATAACCCGCTCGAATTGCGGCTTGGGTGCCGTTCCAGTCTTTGGGATACTCCCGCACGAAGGCAGTTTGCTTATCGCTTCTCAGATCATCATCCACGGTACCGAGCACGGCGGAAAGATGGCTGGTCTTACTCGGTGTAATATCCATGCCCATCGTCTGGTCTTTGCGCTTGCTCATTTCATATCTCTCTTATCGTATGAACCCTATGAACCCTTACTTGTTTGTTCCCTATAAAAACGCTTGTTATTACGGATAAGCATGTAAGGGTTCATAGGGTTCATCGTTTCTATAAGAATCAACAACATAGATAATTAGCGTTCCCCTCAATTTGCCACCACCTTCGGGGCCGGTGCGACATTCGCCACCACCGGAAACGGCACATCACCGAACTGCATCGGGAGCAACCGGAGGCCTTTGTAGTGAACTCCGAGCGTGGTCTTCACCTTCTCAGATCCTCGCATCACCTCAGCCCAACGTGTTTGAGACACCGGTTGTTCCCCTCGGCGTTTTTTCCAGTCAGAATAATCACGGTAGAGATCAGTGCTTCTCGGAAGCTGCATGTGGGGGCGGTCATCCATAATGACGCTCTCGCAGCGCTCTGCCAGCCACATCTCCGGGGTTGACTGAGACGCAAAATAATCAAGGCTCTCGGCTTCTACAGCGGCGCACTGCGGGAGATTCTTGCCGGAGGCGAGCCATTTGGTGTGGCCCTCAATCAACCAGGCGAGCACGTAGCCGAGATCTTCACGCAGCCGCCGGGGAAGATCCTTATCCTCGCGACCAATGAAGGATGCCTTGAATGGGACGATCTTGATTCGGCTCTTGATCGCGTTGCCGACCGAGCGCAGTTGAGGCCGGCAGTTGCCGTAGACGAGATGCTTGTGGGTGCGTTGGAAGGAGAAGAAGTTCTCTCGCATAAATCGAGCCCGGAGCGTGGCGTCACCGGTTAGCTCTTTTATTCTTGCCTCGTGCCAGAAGTCCCCGTCGTTTATTTCCGAGCTGATAGCGATGCGAGTGCCCTGCAACTGCGCAATCTCCGCCGGGTGGCTCTCAAACGATTTCGCCATCAAAGTAGACGCCTGAATCTTGACGGCGTAATCACCCATCACGTCTTCTATGAGGTCGCCAAGCGAATTTTTTCCGTTTCGTCCCTGCCCGACCCAGAAGAGCATCCAGTGGTCCTCGATCGCTCCGGAAAGGCACGCTCCCAAAGAGACCTGTAGGAACTCGCTCAGCTCCCTATCGCCCAACGTGATCTCAGTGAGGAACTTTTCAAACACAGCGCCGCTCGCCGTGCTGGGGGCCACAGCAGTGCAGTGAGTAATCCTGTCCTTTGGTTCGTGCTGGCGAAGCTCTCCGGTGCGAAGATCTAGCGTACCGGCAGGAGTATTCAAAAGGTAGTTGTCGCAGTCGAATTCCCCGCCCTCCACCGCGAACACGCGGCTCGCCTGGACAAACTTTTCGACGCCTCCACAGAAGGCCGCCGAGCCGAGGGAACTAGCGCCGCCGAAATTCACAGAGCGAGCGAGGTCGCGGACGAAGCTGAAGGCTTTCTCTGTTGTCTCAATTCTCCAGCGCATCCCATCCCACTCCATCCACTTACCCCGCGAGTGGTTGAAAAGCAGCTTACCGACTTGCTGTCGCTCAAAGATTTGAGCAACACTATCCTGCGTTTTGAGCATAAGGAGTGACGCATCGACTCCCTTCAACTCCAGGTGTGGCGTACCGGCGGGGGCCGTGAGACTGGCACCGTCAGGTAGTGGAGACTGTCCGAACCCTGCGTCTTCCGGCGACTTCTCCTCTGGTACCCAGGGGGAACCAATACCCGCATTGAGGCCGCTCTGGAACGTCCGCATTACCTCGCGCTCACCGTCTTGGGAGATATACTCAGCGGCAGCTTCGCGCACCTCCTGCTCCGCAAACTCAGCGTCAAAACAACCGCTCGCGATAAAGCCGCCAGCGGAGAAGCCGAGCTTATTCATTTCGGCGTTGCGGATACCCGTGCCGCCGGGCAGCGCCGCGAACTCTCGGCACAGCTTTCGAAAGATGTTCTCTCCGAACTTCATTTGATCGGGCGTGAGCGGGGGTAGATTGCTGAGATCGATTGCGATCCTCTCGGGCGTGGTGTCCTTCACCAGCTCTATGAGCCACCTCGGGGCCTCCGCTAATTGCCATGCGCCAGTAGCCTCTATCTGGTAGCAATTGCCGCTGTGATGGAGTGATGGGGGAATGACGACTAATCCACCATCGCCGCGTACGTCGACACCAGGATGAATTTTCTTTTGTGAATTACGGACGCGCATCCCGGCCGGTTGCTTGAAGTAGTAGTGGTAGGCGAAATCGTTCTTCCCGGTCTTCACCGCATGGGTTGTTGGAAGGCCCTTACCGATCGTCCACATCCACCCTTCGATATCGTCTGGATCTACAACAAAGAAGCCCGACGTCGAGCCTGTGGCACATCCCCAATTGCAGCCGGGGTATTTCATCGCCCAACGCGTCAGTTGATCAATGTCACTGCAAGCTGGCTCCGTGGTACCCCACTTGACGAGGGGCATCTTGGTACCCGCTGCCATTGGGAAGAGCTTCCAGCCAGCGGCGGCGGCGGCGATAACTTCGATGGGTAATAAATTATTGACGACTGAGAGCGAATTTGAAATCATGAACCTACCCGTTTATTAGATTTGCTATGGCCATCCGCACTAACGGATGGCCATTACTTTTGCACCATCGCAATGCGCTCGCAGACTCGCATTGCGTCCGCTGTGCATTTGGGAAGCCCGGTAGACAGGTCAGTTTCCTCGCAATGCTCATGGCAGTTTTCGCAGATGGCATACATCAGAACCGAGTTAGAGGTCAACGGGAAAAACATCGTGTATTTCAGACAATCGCCATCTTGATTGAACTCTTCGCCGCACTCATCACACCGGCATCCGGGGGCGGTCTTAGAGCGCTTCCAGACTCCGTGTTGGCTGCTGCTCTTGTCGGTGGGATTTCTCAGGACGATCATGCGGCGTCCCCGGTGGAGCATCTAGAGATCAGTCCGCGTATGCTCTCGGCAGTCCACACGCGTACACCCGGACTCAGCAGAACGCCGGCGGGATAGAGGCCCTTTGCTACGCCCCCAAACCAGGAACTTCTTGAAATTGGAATGAGTGGGGCGACACCGCGCTTTT